TAAGGAGGAGGCTAAGACTTTCCGTAAATGGGTCACATCGGAAGTTCTTCCTTCATTGCGAAAAACAGGCAAATATGAGATAAATGATACAGAGCCTAAAGAAGAGCCATTGATGATAAACATCATTGCGGATAAAGACCACGGTTTTTTGATTATCGGGCGGGATGTTGCGTTGGGTTATGGGGTATCGCATAATACGGTGCGTTGCCATAAGTTTCATAACAAAGATAAAGAGCTTTTTGAGGGCCTTGATTATTTTAACAATCTGGATGTATCTGATTTTTATCCTGACTCGACCGAGGTTAAAAGTACAGTCTATACCAAATCTGGGGCGGTAAAGATGGGTAAGCACGTGCGGGGCAATCGGTCAAAGGCGTTCATGGATTATTTGAAGAACCTGTTTCCGAAGGCAAGCCACGGTGAGACGGTCTCTGTGCCAGTGCCAAAGAAAGAAAAGCACGATCGGTTGACAAAAGACCGTAAACTTGACATCATGCAGGAAATCATGCAAATAAAAGATGATGATTTACGGATAAGGTTAGCCCAAAAGTTGTTGGAAGGTTAAAAAGTGTTATCTTTGAGAGCCTAACGTCATTGTGATGATGACGCAAAAAGCCGGCTACTGTAATGGTAGTCGGCTTTTTTGTGTGTTGCCCTTTGCTCTGGGTGACGGGCTTAGGCTTCGTTTTTGATGCGTTGGATGTCGAACCTAACCTCTTGGGCATCTTTGCGGAGTTGGTTGAGGCCGTTGCGGACCCTGGTGCCGGCGGCTTTGTTGCCATCGAGGTAGAACTTCTTTGCATCGGCTTCGATGGCCGCTAATTGGGTTTGGAGAGCTGTGAATTTTTCCATGTTTGAAATAAAATTAAGTGTTTAAAAAGTGAATAAAAACGGTTTTTTAGAAGCGACTGAGTGGCTTCTGGGTGTCGTGTTCTTTGCCGAGGATAATGTATTCGTCGGGTAGGAAGTACCAAACGTCGCCGCGGTGTTCAAACTCGGCGATGCCGTTATCGTCGATTATTTCGACGGGCAGGTTGGCACAATTGAAGACTTTATCGGTCAGTTTTTGATTTTCGTGCAGGTTTTGGAGTTGGACGTAGGCTTTCATTGTTGGATATTTTGCTTGATTAAAATAGCGGTTAGGGTAATGATGATGGCAGAACTGGCGGAGCGTTCGAGCCACGCCCGGCGTTTGGCTTTCTTCAGCTCGGAGCGGATGCCCAGTAGTTGGTCGTTCAGGATGGCGAGGTCAGAGCGGAGCAGCAGGGCGTTTTGGTCGGCGTTGTTGAGTAACTGCCGGATGCGGTCAAGCTCGGCGATTGTCTGGCTCAGTGCCCCGGTAGCTTCGTTTTTGATGCTGTTTTTGGCGGTAATGCAGCTTTGGTAGAGCCGTTCGTAATCATCCAGCAAGGCAATAATCTCGGCGTTTAGGTTGGTTGGTACGGGCGTTGCGGTTTCAATATGTTGCACGGTTTTGGGCAATAGCGGCGTGAGGCTGTCGGCGGGTGCGGTGTTGAGTAAGAGTAAGATGAGTAGTGTTTTCATCGGAGTTGCTTTTTGATGGCTTCGGAGCGTTTCAGGATGTTGGCGTGGGTGGTGTCGGCTTGGGCGTGGAATGCCCGGTCAATCTCGGTTATTCTTATCAGTGAATTTTCGGTTACAAATTGCAGGATGGAGACCTGATTTTGGAGGGCGTTGATGATCTGAGCCTGCTCATTGAGCCGAGATTCGGCGAGTTTGACTTTCAGGAGGGCTTCGTTGGTTTCTTTTTGAGCCGTTGAGATTTCAGTAGCCGTTTTGGGCATACTGACGAAGTACTGGTAAGCCAACAGGCACACGACTATCAGCGGCAGGTGCGGCTGGATGAAAGCGTACAGCTTCTCTACGATTGTGTTTTCGGGGGTTGGTGTTTTCATAGTTTTGGTTTGATTTGGGCGTTGATGTTGACGTTTATGGGGCGGCGGGTGTAGCGTTCTTGGGCTTCGTAATAGACGTAGCCGCCGTAGGTGTGTTCGGCGACGAAGAAGGTATTAACGAAGTAGAAGGCACTGCGGGTGCGGCACACGCCTTCGAGGGTGGTGATTTGCTGGTGGACGGCATCTTCGAGCATCAGCTCGTTGACGTTCTCGGCGATGTTGGCATCGAGGGCGGCGTTCTGTTCGATCGGCAGGTCATTGTACAAAAATGTATCGTGCGGGAGCCGGACGATAGTCTTGGTGACGAAGGTCATGTCGCCTTCTTGGTTTCGTTTGGCCAGTTCCCGCCAGTTGATGTTCGGGATGCCGAGCAAGACGGCGGGTTGCAGGATGGACTCGTAGCGTTCGGGTTTTTGAAGCTGGCCGCGGTCGAAGTCGATCAAGCGGATTTCGGGTAGCTCGGCACGGAGCAGGCGGTTGAGGTCTTGGATGAGGTGGTAGAGCATTATTGGCTTAATATTTTGGTGATGTCTTGTTCAAATTGGCGTTCTATTTTTTCATCCAAGGCACGGCTTTCACCGATGAACTGGCGTTGTTTTAAATCAACGTCCCGACTGTAAGATTGCACCGAATGACTATTACCGTTTCTTGTCCTTTCGTGTGCCCGGATGGTTACCGTACCTTTAAACCCTTCATTGTGCGGCTCGGCGTAGTCCAGGTCTGTGCCTACTTCGACGGTCATGCCCCGAATGTCGGTGGTGATTGACTTTCGGAGGTCTCCGGTGTCGGTCAAGATTTTGCGTTTCTGATTCCTGCCCTGGCGTTTTGAAATGGTGCCGTTTTTGTTTCGCCGCAAGCGGTCTTCTTGTCGGCGTTTTACTTCGGCCCACGGCTCAATTGTTGCATCGGTGAAGCCTTCGTCTTGGAAAGATTCCCGGAAGTGGTCCCGCCCTTCTTTGGCAATAATGCGGGGGGCATCCTGCTGAATGTAGCGGGTGAGTTCGGCGGTTTTGAGGGCGGGGAAGTGGGATAAGTCCATGTTTTGGGGGGGAGGGGGTGAGGGATGAGGGATGGGGGATGAGGGGTGAGGAATGAGGGATGAGGGATGAGGGATGAGGGATGAGGGGTGAGGGATGCTTTGATTCGACCCTATAAAAGTCGTTTTTGATTTCAGTTACGTTTAGTTTCATTGTTGTTTTTTTATTTCCCACATACAAAAAGCAACGTGAATCCTTACCCTTTCTTCGGTATTGTAAAAGCCAAGAAATGACCTCATAATGAGTTCTTTCATGCCTTTAAATTCAGGTTTTACATGCTTCATGTTTCTCTTTACCCTTACAGCGATGAATGAAAAGCCTGTTTTTCTAATATTCAGCAAGCCCATTTCTTCAAATTCTATTCTATTTTTCATAAAGTCGTTTTTGATTTCAGTTACGTTAAGTTTCATTGTTGTTAAGTAGTTTTTGTACGTTTTGGAAGAACTCCAGTTCTTCAGCGTGTTGGGGTTGTTGTTTCAGTTCCGTGATTCGCTTTTCAATGATTTGTTTGGCTTCGGTTTCGCTGACGTAGTTGAGCATGAATTCAACTATTTCGGTAGGTGTTTCAGGAATCATAAATTATGTGTTATATTTGTGATGCGGAAGGGCACTGCCTCACCGCTTCCTACACGAAAAACAGCCTATCGGTTGTTTTTCGTGCTTTGTAGCTTATCAAGAGCCTTGTAATTTTCAATTTCTTCACGGGTCAGTTCAACAAGGGTATTTTTGTCATACACCAGTATAATTTTTTGAATATTCGTGTGATATGGTTTGTTATTCCTAATCATCGCCCCTCGAATTGCTTTCCATAACTCAGGTTTTGTAATTGTCTTTTTTGAAATATCAATCATTACGTGTTCAGCTCCCTGCTCATTAGCTTCAAATACCGAATTCTTAATTACTCGGTCGGGATTATTTGAGCGTGGGTTTTTGAACTCGGTTAATATGCCATTCACCCTCGCATCAACATTTTTTCCCGCAGCAAACGAGTACCTCCTTAGCTTAACTTTATATCCTTTTCTGGCAAGTAGTGAGCCATAATAGGTGTTTTCAGTCCATTCCTCTTCCGCTATCCCGGGATGTATCATCAGTTCGCCGCCGTTCGGGAATAAGTACGCCGGAATGTACATATCAAGCTCTGGCAAGATGCGGGTTTTGAGTTCTTTGGCAATTGCCGCATCGGGAATTTGCGTGGTGTTAAGTGCATACGAGGTATAGGGCAAATTGAACAAGCTGGCGGTTTTGCCGGGGTTATTTTGGAACGCTGGCACGACGGGGTCAATGGCATCAATATCGGCGGGGATCTCCGTTACTGGGGCGGCGGTGTTCTTGACGCTGCACTTGCAATTCCAGCGGCTCGGTGGTAGGTGCGTATCCCAAAACGGGTCGTTAAGCGGCCTGATAATGCCGACGTACTTGAGGTGGTCTTTGTCGGGTTCTGCGGAGACCGTCCGCAGGTACTCAATATTTGGGTAGCGGTCGGCTTCGGCTTCGTAGGTTTTCCAATCACGGGCGGAACGGGCGGCGGCCACGGCGGTATCGTACTCGGTTTTGAGCCACGTTTGGTTATAGTTGCCCACAATTCCTTTCGCCAGTTTTTTGAACTCTCGGAACGGTCGGCGAGTGCCGCGGTCAACGTCGGCGATGAGGCCGATGAGCTGCGTTACTTGGAGGGCGGTTTTTCGGGCAACGAAGAACCGGGCAGATTTGTGCAACTGCCACACGAAGTTGAGGTCGGCACGTTGGAAATTTGGGTTTCCGAATCCCTGCGTAACCGCAACGCTGAGGGCGTTGTAGGATACCTCGAACAGGTCTTTTTGCAGGACTTGGTTCGTTGGGTTTTGGGTTCTTTCATAGACTTCTTTTAAGGCTTTTAAAAGCTGTTTAGTGAATACTATTTCGCCGCCGTCTGCAAGCTGTACATTATATTGTTGGGACTGTTCCGCCCCGAAGGGGTCAATCACTTCGGGGCTTGGCGAAAAAAATCAAGGAAGGCTTGGTAGAAGGTGCGGGGTTTGAGGGAAACTGTCGTACTGAAGGAATCAGCAAGTTCGGTTTCTTTGCCTTTGCTTTCTTTCTGCTTTTGTTGCTGAACGGGTTGGGCGTTTTTGTCGATGGGTACGTTGTATTCTTCGGAGAAATAATCAAGCGGGAGGTTTGCCACTTCTTGGTGGATTCTCAAGTCCATCTCCAATCGCTCTTTTTTGGTGAGGCTTTCTTCCTCGTCCACGGCTTGAAATTTTGCACCTTCGGGGAAACTGAAGCCTTGAGCTCGGAGGATTGGCACGAACTTTTCGTTGAGGATTTTCTCGACGAAGCGGCGGTCGGCTTGGTGGATGTCTTGTTGCACTTCCATGTGGACTTTTGATTGGCTCAGGGAGCTGCCGTTTTCGGCGGTCATGGTTTGGCCGACGATGCACTTGCTGATTTCGGAGTTAGCAAAATTTGCGAAGCGTTCATAGACATCGTTTCCGGTTTTTCCGCTCTCAGCAATGTATTCAAACTCGCTGCCCATCGGGATGGCTGCCCAAGCGTTTGCCCCCATTTCTGCGAGCGATTTTTTTACGGCGATTTCGTTGCCGGGCATTTGGGGGTCATACTTACCCACCCGCAGGGGCATTCCGAATACTTCGCAGTAGGTTGCCCAGTCGGAGATGTCGCCTCGTTTTAACAGCACGTAGGGAGCGACTTTGTAGAGTTTGCCGAGGTTTTTGGCGTTGCCGACCTCGAAAGTGGTTCGGTTGAAAGGCGGCTTGGTGTAATCAACGCCCTCGTTGGTAATGTAGGGGTCGGTAACCACGATTTGGTGTTCGGGGATGACGTGTTCCCGTGGGATGAGCTGAATAACCCCTTTTCGGAGGTCGGTTTCAATCAGCGAGTGGCCGTGAAATTTCGCCTCTATTATGTAGGTAATCAACTCCTCGAAGAAGTGTTTGTTGAGGATTTGTTCTTTGACTTCCTCTACTTCAAGGCCGTCGTGTTGGAATGACCACGACACGTTGGTTATTGCCGTTAGGCGTTTGTCGAGCGTAGAGTCAAGGTGCGTATCGAGGATGATGTCTTCGTAGAGATCAACCAACGGTTTTCGGGTTGGGTTGTAGAGGCTTTCGGCTACTTCCTTCGCCGTTCGCCAATTTTGGAGGGTTTTGCGTTGGTTGTCTT